GATGCTGCTGCCCATATCTCTATGTTAAGACCGGTTAGGTCCTTGATTCTCTTCATTAATTTTTTTTCTTTATTTTTAAACTTATCATTTAACTCTACGCATTTATATTGATCAAACCTAACACCAGTCTTGGTCATTCTATAAATTACATTAATAAGATTGCATTCCAACTCATATACCGTTGTAAGATTGTCTTTGACAATCTCCCATGATAATTTCTCATGCAACTTGTAAGTTAGATCAGCGTCCGCTTCTGCATATTCACCTACAAACGTGGACGGTAACTTGTACATCTCATTCTTGGGATCTACACCAAAAGCATCAGCTGCTTCCTTAAGCTTTTGTTCATTCTTAAATTCTCCTAGATATTCATGGACAATACTGTTCAATGTATATGAAAATCTATTCTCATCTATGAGTGCCGCAGCTACCATGGTGTCATGTACTCGTCCTTTGACCTCTATTCCAAGTGTTGAAAGCCATCCAATATCATACTGTGCATTGTGAAATATTTTCTCAATTGAATCATCTTCGCATATGGATTTAACATATTTAATAACTTTCTTTTCATCCATATTTCCCCCACCAGAGTGAGCGATAGGATAGTATCCTTTAAAAGAAGCATTCGCGACAGCGATGCCAATGACATAGCCACGCTTGCGTGGCCATCCTGGACCTTCCTTGATTAAATGTGGATCACATGTCTCCAAGTCTACTGCTACTTTGCCTTCTAGTTTAGGAAATTCAGTGGGTGCAACCCAATTAGAATTTACTGTTTTAAAAAGATCCTGAGTCACCTATTTCTCCCGCTATTGCTGAATAACCTGCCATGTCAACAAAATTATCCAAGTTAAATTTTTCACCCTGATTGGTGCGTGATATCTTTAATAGTATCATCATAATGGCAACATCTTTTGCCGTAATGTTGGCCATTGGTCTTAACTTACCATCTAGAAATATATTCCAGAACTCCGCTATCTCTGCGTGATTCTTGAATGCATCCCCATGTGTCTCGTTTCTGTCCTTGCTTACCATTTCTTTTGCAAGGGCAAGTATTTCTTCTTTGGTCATATTATAAATCCCCATTGTCTTTGTGGTTGTACTATATGTAGTTGGTTGCGAGCGCGTGTAGCCCCTACATAGAACACACGGCATTCATCATCTGAATTCTTTTCCATTGCCTCGTTTGCTTTCCTGGAAAGATCAGTAAGAAGCATGACATTGTCCGCTTCCCCACCTTTCGCTCCATGAATAGTACTAAGATGCACTTGTGGATCTTTTGATACATTTCCTCTTATTTCTATTGCACGTAAATATTCTTTATCTCTATTTCCCACTTTATCAAATGCCACGTCCCATGGCCTACCAGCCATAAGTAAACCGTGATGCATCACCAATTCTTCTATTTCATATTCTTCCTTATCCGCCATCTTTAAATTTTTATGTCCTCTTTCAATTCCAATCTGTGATGACATGTAAGAGTAAATGCTTTTTATATCCACAAGTGGAACGATTTCTTCTCTATTTAATTTTTTCCAAGCATCAACTGCATTCAACAATTTAGTTGATACAGGCAGTTTATTATTTCTTTTATACAACATGCCTTGTAATCTTATATCGCGCTCTATTTCATCAAGCATATAATTAGTCCTAGCAAGTAGCAACCAGCTACCAGGTTCTCTTAAATTAACTCCTTCTGGGTAATTATGAAAAACAACTAGTCCATCAGTTCCTGTACCTTCCCAACTTTTAGCTCTTCTAAATCTAACCCTATTAATAATTCTATTTGATAAATTTTGTATAGCATTGGAACAACGGTGAGATTGTTTAAGTACTTCTGTCTCTCCTGGTAATTCAATAAAATGTTTAACATCCGCACCTGCCCAGTTGTATATGGCCTGGTCATCATCACCACTTACATAAATTTTTTTAGCGTTTTGAGAAATCTTATCCACCATGCGCCATTGTAATGCACATAAATCCTGCGCTTCATCTATAAATACTACATCTAACTTAGGAACCATTCCAGATTCCAAATATAATTCAATCATATCTGTAAAATCATATAGCTCTTTTTTCTTTTTAAATTCTTCCAATGATCTTTGAGCTCTAAGCAATGCATGCCATGAAATATCTTTTAAATTAGAACTATTATAATGATGCTCCAAATTCATACATTTCATTCGTGATAAATTAACCTCATTTATCAGTATGTTATCTGTAGTAATTACACCACCAGAATTGGTACCATCTGTAACAGACCCTAAGTCCATACCAAAAGCTTGTGCAAATTCCTTGTAATTATCTCGTGACATAACTTCTGACTTAGTCAGTCCTAATTGATGAAACGCAAATGAATGCAAGGTCCTGAAATAAGGAAGATGCTGTTCTTCTAATTTAAATTTTTTCATCGCTCTCTCACGCGCCTCAGTTGCTGCTTTCTTAGTAAAAGCCAGAAAAGCAATACGATCGGGTGGCGTTCCACGTGCCAATTCTTCTTCCACAAGCTCCAAGAGGTTGTGTGTCTTTCCTGTGCCAGGAGGACCAAGTATTATTTTAGTTTTCATTTATTTCCTCATATACTTCCAGTATTCGTTTACAATCATCAGGTGTGACACCACTTTTTCTGTTATTAAATTCCCATGTGCAAAAGACAATATTTCCTTCTTCATAAGGAAGTCTAGGATCTACACGGTCAACGGATATATTAGTAGGTCTACTCCTTTTCCAACCTTCACCAGTGGAACGTTTAGTGGTAAGTTCAACCCCAGTATATCTACAACAAGGACCATATTCTTTTTTATGGTTGTTCCATAGTTCTAAAAGATGATTCCTACTTTTAATACTATACGCGACACCTCTAAATCTAATTGATTGCCATATATTATTAAAATATCCTTTTTCTGATTCCACATATCTTAAGTCAGTTACATTTCTTTTTGATTTAGAATGGGGCACCATCAATCTCCTTTATGTCAAAAGCCGAGTCCTGTTGCTGGTATGCAGGCACACCCCACACACGCACAGTTCGACCTTTAAGGTTAAACTTATCACTCTTGCCTTTTATATTCCTTAAAGCTTGAACCAATTGTCCAGTATTAAAATATGTAAACTTGTTTCTGGTTAAATAGTCTGTAAGATCCTTTAACCTGAACCAGGTAATTCCTTCTTCTGTCCACGGCTTGCGCAGTAGTAATTCATCTCTATTTAGGGCTTGGGCGCGGTCTGTACAAAACTCCTGGAGGTGAGCTTCAAACTGACCGGCCAAAGACCCATCATCAGAAACAGGAATCTTGATAAGGTTATGCATTAGCCTTTCAATGTTCTCCTGCCACACTGACTGTTTTACTAGAGGAGGCATAGTATCCAAAGAATTCATGCATTTCTTCTGAAACTTTGTTTGAATCTGTAGCTCCTCTGTTTGTAATTCCATTCGCGTATCCCCAACATCCAGAAACCAAACTGGTGGATCCGTCTGTAACTTGGTTAACGCACTAAACTCTAATGCCGCACTGCCATTACCTATTCCGTACTTACGCCCTCTGCATACTTTAGCATTGCAGTAGGAATTGATAGGTGGCTCTTTGCATCTGTAGTTGTAATCTTTTTTCTCTAATTGTTTTTGAACAATGACAACTTCTTGCGCCGCAAGAGGTGGTGTCATATAATTTCTATTATAGTCTTCCAATAGTGTTTTCCAACTGTCTGGATCAAACTTTCTTAAATAAACTCCTATGTTAAATAATCCATTATTACGTGTTCCTTCCGGAAATCCTTGCGTGCATAGTTGCTGCAAGCATGGTGGTCCATCCTTTATGACGTCACCGGATACCTGGATTGCAACTTCGTCGGTACCGGCCACTGAATATTTATTGTATAAGGATACAAACTCCTGCAATGTTGCAGCTGTTCCATCATCCTTGTAGGCATATCTCGTTGTATTTTTTGAATTATAATATGGAAGATTTAGAAAATTTCCTAAATCTCCTTTTTCTATTAGTATGGTTGATTGCTTGGGGAACACTTCTACAGCGGAATATCCTAGACCAGACGCAACCTCTCGTAATTTCTCTCGTATTAATTTGGCGGATACTGGGTTTTTAAAAAATAAGAATAAGTGAAGTCCCCCACTCTTGGATCTACAAGGAACTAAAGGTAATTTTAATTTTCTGATGCTGTTTATTATTTTACGATAATCAATAGGATAAGTATCAATATCAATACAACCCCACTTGGATGTATTATCAGCCATAATAGGAATAATGCCCAAAGAAGGGCCCTCGCCATCCAAATGAGACTGCCATAAATCATCCGTGACAATTT